TGCTTGCGACTTTCAATATTCATCGCTTTTCCCTTTCCTTGTTGCGATGATTAGAGATTATAGTCCATTTATAGTCTAAAGTCAAATCAGCGTTAAATTAGCGTTAAATCGACATTGCCTCATAAATTTTCTTATAAGGTAAAGATTGTGCAATGCAACATGAGATATACACTTGACCTATATATAGTAGGCGCATTGTGAAATTACTACTACATATAGATACGTTATCTGTAATTATCGCTAAATATCTCTAACACACATCTAGCTAGAATGCCCTAGGATTACGCTGTAATGCCGTTGTTAGTCTGGTATATCTACATACCTTGTTCTACATAGGCCATTGTAGCACACGCCATTGCCACGTAATCATGCGTCGCATCCTATGAGATACAATCTCAACAAACGAGAATGCGTCTCACCCAAACGGCATGGTGCTGGCGCCACCCCCTCGACCGATATACTATCATACGTAATCATTGCGTGGTTGAATGCCCAGTGACTACGTGAGCGAGGCTATCCCCCCGTCAATTCCAAAAGTGGGGGTTTAATAGGGGTCGGATACGTGTCGGTGGACATCGACTGCACCCCTTTATTAAACAATCCTCAATTCACATACACATATCCCCCCACTATAACAAAAAGGCGTATGGGTAATTATAGTTAATTAGTGTATATGTATTGTATATATGTATTGTATATTAGTTAGTAAATTGAATGATGAGTTGATTAATGAATTGATGGGTTGATAAATCGACCGACAACTCCGTTGTCGGGGTAGTCAAAGATTGTGCTTGACAGGACTATATTCTTGTGTATATAATATGATACCTGTAACGCCTTGTAGTCATTGGAGATTTATACATGACTGCTTATGGTCCTAATAGCGGTAATATTGCATTTACTGGTTGGACAAATACATTACAACGTGATCCTAACTTACCTCATTCTGAACTTGGTTATGTCAAGTTTAATGGAATGACTCAAGCTGATGGTAAGTTGAGTGCTCTTATTCGTAAGCGTAGTAATCGGGCATTACAACGTTATCTTCGTACACTTGTTGGTGCTACGTCTGGTGGCGTAGCTACAGAGACATATAAGCGTGTTGCTGCTGACCTAATTGATGTTGGTGGCCTTCGCACTGTAGAAACTGTAACTCAGTTAAGCGATACTACAAATGCAGCTGATGTTACTAATGTCAAAGCAGCATTTACACGTACAGTGTTCCCGTCAACTTATCCTGCCGATGATTCTGGTAATGGTGGTGGTGGAAAGGCTGCATACTAATGAGCGAATCATACGCTACACCAGCGGACATTGCAGCTAATCAATCGGATGCAATGTCGCCTACTAATATGATTCATCGATTCCTTGCACAGAAGGGATTACCATTAACTAGTGAGAATATCCGTCGAGCAGTTACAGAGAATGCACAGAATCCTGGATATATTCCGGGATTAATGAATAACGAACCAGCGGCTCCTGATCCTACACCTATGAATTTATTAGGTGATCGTGGAACTGCTCAAGCTACTGCACCTGCTCAAGCTGCTACACAGGAAATGCCAATTCCTCCTGTTCCTCCTACAGTGACAAACAGTACAGCATCTAGTCCAGCTAGTGGAGCACCTGCACAAGATTTACAGTCTATGCCATTAGTAGAAATGATTGGTGCTGCTGTACTTGGAGCACTTCCTTTCTTGTTTGGTAATCGCGGAACACCCACTGCTCCTGGTATGGCACAACCAAATTCCTTACCTACTGAACGATCATTCCCTAGTGCTACTGCTGAACGTGTTCCACAAGGTCCAGAAATTGTAGGACGTGCTCCTCCTCAAATTGAAGGAACAGTTGTAAACAATCGTGGATTACCTCCTCCTACACCTGATGCTACAATGTCATTAGGTCGTGGTGGTCCGCCTCCGACATTACCGGGTGGTGGTGGTGCTGCTAACGCAATACCTACACCTACACCTGATCCACGAGCTAATAAGAAAGTTCCTATGCCTACAGGATTACAGGCTACTACAGGAACCGCTGAATATGTTCAACCCAAAACTATAGCTGAACTTAGGGCTGAAAAGGCTCGAATTCAGCGAGAAATGGCACGAGTTTTACGAAAACCTCCTGTATCACCATATAGAATTCCACGCTAATAATGCTTCCTGAATCAGACGAACCTCTACGTCTAGCTGACGGAACACTCGTTTATCCTGATCGAGTTGTTCCTGTTAAACGTGATGTGCCACGGTTAGTAGAAATCCCTACTAATCGTGATGCACAGAATATTGTTTTACAGACACGTAGAAAGTTATCTGAGCTTCCTGATGTACCGCGTACATTAAATGCAGTGAGTGTTGTAATCTCATATACATTGTTTGGATTAGACGATGATGAGATTTGTATAGCTACTAATTTAAATAAAGATCAATTAATTAATCTACGAGATCAACCTGCTTATACGATGATGTATAATAACATCATCAAATCTATTCTAGAAGCTGAAGCAACACAAGTTCGAGATATATTTGTACAAAGTTCTCGACGTGCAGCACAACGATTTGTTGATACATTAGATGAACCTGGCGCATTGGGATTAGCTGCTGCTGGTCAAGTATTAGACCGTGCTGGTATGCGTCCTGTTGATATTGTAGAACATCGTCATCGTGTTGATGGTGGACTCGTTATTGAAGTTATTCATAAAGACGAGAAGAAACAACCACCGATTATTGATATGGGAATCTAGTAGTGGCATTCCGTTATAATGATCGTGTGCGAGTAAACTGTATTCCTTCTGGTACAGGTGATATATCATTAGGTACAATACCTACTGGATATTTATCATTTGCTGATGGAGGATTCAGTGATGGTGATACAACTATTGCATGTATTATTGTCCCTGTAACTGGTGAATTTGAAGTAGTTCAAGTTACATATAATAGTGCAGGACCATCACTCACACGAGACCCTACACCTATTGAAAGTTCTAATAGTGGAGCTACAGTAGCGTTTGCTGGTGGCAATAATGGTGTTGTATTTGTAGGCTTATCTGCTAGTAAAGTCTTACACAAAGATATGACATCTGCTGAATTATTAGCGGCAGGTATTCAAGGTGTACCATCTATTGGCACTATTACAGCTACAGGTACTGTACAAGGTGATGCAGCAACAGTTATTACTGATAAATGTTACATCACTGCTGGTGGAGCAGATACAGGTGTAATAGTAAGATCAACTACAGATGATCCAATTGGAACGTCAAAATTAATATCTAATAAGACGGCATCAGATAAAATTCTATATCCTGATAGTGGATCATCGTTTGATTCTGAAGTTGCTGATACAGGAATTACATTATCACCAAATCAATCGATAAGGATTGATCGTGAAGGAGCTACTCAGTGGTACACATCTTAAAGTTTCTCTATGCTGCTGCTGTTTTATTTGCATTAACTGATGATGCAAATGCTCAGGCATGTAAAGGTAATTTACAAAAAGAGAACAATCTTTCAGATGTTTGTGATCCGTCTACAGCACGTACTAATCTTGGTGTAGGTACTGGAACTCTTACATCGGTTACAGCAGGTGAAGGTTTAACTACTACACCTGGTTCTTTCGGTGGTTCTATTACTACAACTGGTACATTGTCTCCTGTAACACAAATTAATGCTCAGACAGGAACAACGTATACTGTATTAAATAGTGACTGCGGTAAACTGGTCACATTTAGTAATGGTTCTGCTATTGCTGTAACTTTACCTCAAGCTGGTGCTGGTTCTGAATTCCTTAATGGTTGTACTATCAACTTTACAAATCTTGGTGTTGGTCGAGTTACAATTACTCCCACAACGAGTACCATTGATGGTTTATCTACACGAACAATGGAGCGTTACCAAGGATTTCGTTTAACCTCTAATGGTAGTAACTATATCAGTTCTGGTATTAGTCCGTCTGTTGCATCTGATGGATTAATCGATCCTGATCAATTACCTGTTGCAACTACTACTATTACAGGTGGTGTACGTTCCGGTAACTGTCTAGAAATGGGAGGTACAGGTAATAAAACTCTTAGTATCTCTCAAGCGTGTAGAACTGTAGAGAATCGATTTGGTTTCCCTGGGGCAATGTCTGATTCAGGTGCTTCACCAAAGATTCCTCAGTATATAGCGACGGCTATGACAATTCCTGCTAACTTTGATGGTTCAGGTTGTCAATCGTTGACTACAGCAACAACTGCAAATAATGTATTTACTTTAAAATATAGACGTAGTGGTGTAGTTAATACTATTGGTACATTAACTTATACAAGTAGTAATACTACAACATTGTCTACACAATCTGCGTTTAACTTGTTGGCCGGTGACGTTTTATATCTTGAAGGTCCAGTAACACCGGATGCTACACTTGCAGACCTTGCTTGTACAGTTACAGCGTTAAGGAGTTAATCAATGGCAAAATCTTTATTATATTTCTACGGTGGTAAGCATCGTCCCTGGGCGCGTCAATTTCCTTCGGGCGCCGCTCCTTACACAGAATCGACTAACGGTAGATGGGGACAATCAGGATACGGTGCATTTTCAGGATCAAGAGTAAGCTATGGTTCTGGAGCATCCATTTATCCAACAGATAGACAGCCTGCTGATACCGGTAATATCGGAAATTACACGCGCGGTGCTATTACAATTGCATTAGGTGTAGAGGTTACAAATACAGGAATTTGGCACTTTCAAGTCGGTGACGCTGCCACCGGCTGTCAACTTACCATAACGTTCGACAACAGGGACAATACATTCTCCGTCTATCGAGGCACAACAAGCGGCACGGCATTGGTTTCCTCGACATCAATGGGGTCAGCTTTTAATCGACTGGCAGGCGTGTGGACGCCAATTCAAATCGGCTGGAAAATTGATCCAACAGCCGGTGAAGTCTGGATTCGTGCTTCTGGAACTGTCCTTACTAATCTAACCGGAGTGAATACCCGAAACACGGCCAACACCCAATGGAACCGACTACTCCTTGGCTGCGGTTTTGATCCGACATATGGATATGTTATCAACTGTGCTGATGTAGGCATATGGGATATGGATACTGACCCATATACCGATCTACAAAAAGAATATCGCGTCGTGAACGGCGTGCCTTCGGGCGACAACAGTGTGCAATTCACGCGGTCAACAGGCTCCGTCAACGCGCAGAATGTGGACGACGATTACACAGATGGAGACAGCACATACAATTATTCCAGCACGGTCGGACACGTTGACAGAATGGACATGTCCGGTTCTTGGGTTCCCAGTGGTGCTACCATTTGGGGAACTCAGACCCATCTAATGGGGCGCATCGACGACGCCACGCCCCGTGATGTGCGCGCGAAAGTCTGGTCGGGAGCATCTAGTGCTAACCAAACCACCTTCAGCCTTACTAGCACAAACCTCAGCTTTATTCATCGAATCGACAACGATCCCGATACAGCCGCAGGTTGGACAGCTTCCGGCTTGAACTCTGCTGATCTTGGTTATGAGGTTGTTGCATAATGCCCGCCCGGATAACAGTTGCTGATCTAGAGTCATATATGACGCATTCATCGGGCAATGTCCGAATGACTGCTTCTAGTTTAGAATCTTATATGACACGCTCAGATGGGTCTGTACGTCTTACCGCAGCATCAATGGAGGCGTATGTAACATTACAAGAAGATATGAATGTGACTCGTCCTCGACGTTTCGGTATAGCGGCTGGAGATTAACAAATAATATGCCACTATATTCAGGAGGACCGTTTCTTGTAGATTCGTTTATGGCGGATAATGATATCATTCCGCCTCCTGATCCCGTGCCTGTGCCTGCGCCTACACATAGTTCACATTCAGATGAGGAAGATACTCCAATGTTCGTTGCTGTTGTCGGAGCGAAGTTAGTTGCTGCTGGTGCTGAAACTAAAACATCTACTGTTCCACGTACAACTGATTCTTCTCTTAACACTGTGGCTCGTCAACGTCATTCACACGTTGAAATTGATGTTGAATTGAGTGCTTCTGGTGTTGTTGAAATGTATTGGGACACTGCCCCAACTTCTAAGGTATACATTTTAACTGGTCGTAAACAGCAAGCTGCTATTCCTGCTGGTGCGACAGAAGTTGCAGTAGTATTCCCTGGTGCTGGAACCGCTACGGTGGCATTTGGCCGAGTGGAATAATGTCTAAAACATACAAAATCGTCGCTGGTGGAATGCACGACCGATTTATGCAAAGTCGGAAGAAAGTGCAACTCATTGGTGGAGGATTTGGTAATGGTAAGACAGCAGCTGTTTGTGTTAAAGCGTTAAGTTTATCGCGTGATTATCCAGGATCAAATGGATTAATTGCGCGATCAACTTATCCTAAACTCAATGATACAATACGTAAAGAGTTTATTTCATGGTGTCCATCTAAATGGATATCCCGTCGCCCTACGAAAGATGATAACACATTATACCTTACAAATGGTACTGTTGTCAACTTTCGTTACGTTCAGCAACAAGGAAAAGGTGGAGAACAATCTACATCTAATCTTTTGTCAGCTACATATGATTGGATTATTGTAGATCAGATTGAAGATCCTGAGTTTCAACATAAAGACTTTATGGATTTACTCGGACGACTACGTGGTAGTGCAGACTATATAGGTAATGATCCAACAATGCCTAAGTCTGGTCCACGATGGATGATGCTAACGACAAACCCAACACGTAATTGGGTATACCGTGAACTTGTGCGTCCATTACATAGGTTTATGGAATATAATTCTGTTGTTGATCCTAAATTATTAGTAGAAGTTGATAATGAAGGTAAGCCAATTATAATTGATGGTAGACCTCAACCACTAATTGAGTTGTTTGAAGGTTCTACATACGAGAATGTAGATAACGTAGGTGAAGATTATATTAAGGGTATGTTATCTTCATTTACAGGTACAATGCGTGAACGATTTGTTATGGGTAAGTGGGGAGCCCTATCAGGTCTGATTTATCCTATATTCGATGAAACAATTCATGGACTTCCTGAAGTAGATATTAAGGAATATATGAATCAGTTACATCGTTCTGGGTTTCAACCAACATGGATTGAGGCATACGATCATGGCTTGGCTGTTGAATCGTGTTATCTTCTCGCCTTTGCAGACGATGACGGAAACGTTTTTGTCGTGGATGGGTTCTATGAAAGGGAGCAACCGATTGCTACATCTGCGCGTAGAATTCATGAAACGCGAGCGAAATGGGGATTAGATGGATCAGATATTCTAGGTAACTATGCTGATCCAGATTTATTCCGTAGAAAGGCATCATCTAATTCAGCTATTGTTGGTTCTACTATAGCTGAATTATATGAGAATGAGCATGGAATTAGATTACGTAGAGGTGATTCAAACATATCTGCTGGTATTGCTAAGGTAACTGATTATCTTACAATCGCTAATAGACATGAACATCCATTAACTGGTCAACGTGGTTCACCACATTTGTTTATTAGTAATATGTTAGGTTTCGTTATCGATGAATTCAATGAATATCATTGGCAACAGAATACGAGCGGTGACTACATAGACTCGCCTATGGATAAAAAAGACCATGCCATGGACGCTATTAAATACTTGTTGACTGACCGTCCAAAACTGGCTATCTTTAGGGGAAGGCCTGATGCCCCAAAGATGTATATGAAATGGCATGAAATTGAACGACAAACTGGTACACAAGTTTTACCGAGGCATCGATAAATGAGTGAATCGATTCGTGAAGCATTTGAAGATCCTGATGCTCCAGAAGAAGTTGCTGTAACTACTACAGCACCATCTTATCGTGTGATGGCGGACAGTAAGATTCCTGTGTCCAAATCACGTGGTAAGTTATGGAAGGCTAGAAAAGAAGCTGGTGTCCGAGCTATGAAGGACATTAAAGCTGCATGGGACGAATCTATCCGATATTATAATCACGATCAGTCATCGCATCGTGACGGTGGTAGTGATCCAGACCAATCTGGTAATATGCGTATTGCTCGTAGATTGAATGATAAACATTCGTCAACTGAGAATGTTGTATTCGCTAATGTGAATGCACAGCTTCCTGAACTATACGCTAAGAATCCTATCATTGAATTAACCGCTCCCGCACATGAGAATGATGAGGAGTGGAAAAGGAATAATAGATTTATTTCACAAGCCGAGAAATTAGTTAATTCTCTGTTCTCGATGCGTGTTGCACCAGGAATTAACTTAAAACCTAAAGGTAAACGAGCTACTGTAATCAGCTTGTTAACTAATAATGCATGGTTTGAAGTTGGATATATCCAAAAGGAAACGTCCAGTGATCAAGCTATGGAGGATTTATTAAAGGCTTCAGAAGATTTACGTAATGCAAAGACGCCAAAGGAAATCGAAGAAGTAGAAGCTCGTATCTTCGCTCTTGAAGAACGTATTGAATTTCTTCGTCCCAGTGGTCCATATGTGCGTGTCCGTTTACCTGGACAAGTTATCGTTGATCCTGATTCAACTGAGAGTGATCAAAGTGACGCTAATTGGATTATGGTAGAGGATTTGTTATCTACTCAATATCTTAATGCAGTATACGGTACACGTACTGACGATGATGGGACGAAGCGTGTTGAATCTGTCTATGAACCGACACATCTTCTTGACGGCGGTTCCGATGAAGATGACCAAAACGCATCGCTATTCTCTGATCAAAAAGACTATGCTGCATATGGATACGATTCACAAGAATCGTTTGATAAAGCCAAACGTACAAAGGTGTGGTATGTTTGGGACAAGACAACACGCAGACTCGAATTGTATTCAGATAAGAATTGGTCATGGCCGATTTGGGTATGGGATGACCCGTATCAACTTGATCAGTTCTTTCCGTTGTTCAAAGTGTCATTTCATGAAAATCCTGTCGCGCCATTTGCGAAGGGAGAGGTCAGTTACTATCTCGACCAACAAGATGAAATTAATGAGATCAACGATGAAGCGAGGCGTGCACGTGCATGGGCGCGTCGTAACATATTTTACAACAAGAATCGCACCGATCAAGCCACGGCTGATAATGTATTAAGTGGAGCTAAGGATACAGCTATTGGATTAGATGTTCCTGATGGAATTGATCCTAAGAATATCATTTTCTCAATTCCTCCTCCCTCCGCTAACTTCTCTCAGTTATTCGATAAACGTGCATTGTATATGGCAATCGATCGTATTGCCGCTACAAATGATGTTATGCGTGGTGCTGAGTTTAAGACTAATACAACAAATCAAGCCATTGATTACTACGCAACTCAAGGTAATAAACGTGCAGATGAACGCCTTGATGCAATAGAAGAAGCCATTGCCCATGTTGGATGGCTTATCTTACAGTTGTGTTTACGGTTTATGCCTGTGGAAACGGCAAGTAAATTAATTGGTCAAGAGATTGATCCTCAAAATTGGCAACCAATTGATCCTCTACAACCCACTGTATTGTATGCAATGCGTTGTGTTGGAGGCTCAACAACTAAACCGAGTGGCCAAGCTAAAAAGCAAGAAGCTATTCAAGTTGGTCAAGTATTAGCTCAATACGTTCGTGCAGCCCCTGGTGCTGTACTTGGTGTAACATTAAGAATGTTTAGTGAAGCATTCGATAGTGTAGTTATACATGAACAAGATTGGGCTATGTTACGCGAAGAAATTACTGCTGCTGCAACACAAGGACAGAATGGTGGTCCCGGCGGTGGTCAACCGAGTGGTCAGTCAGGGCAAAACCCACAGGCTATGGCTGCCGCTGTAGTACAAGCATTGGAACAACTTCCTCCGCAAGTATTACAAGCAATCGGATCAGCACTAGCTAAAGGTGTTCCTCCGAGAGCAATTCTACAACAAATGATGCAACAGACTAATCAAGGAGCACCACAATGAGCGTTACAAAGTTAACAGATGATGAAATCCTTAGCAGTATTCCTGGCTTAGAGGAATTTGTAAGTGAGCAGAACGCATCGAACACTGAAGCGGACACTAATACCGAAGGTAACACCACTGACACCGCTGCTGCTACGAGTAATGAAAGCGGCACGGGAAACACACAAACACAGGGAAACAGCGAAGGTCAAACTGGAACTGCACAAGAACAAGTTATCGCCCGTAGAGACGGACTTGTTGAACGTCCAAACCAAGACAATCCTCGTACCCGAGATTTAGTAGACCCTGCAACTGGTCGAATTGTTGCCCACGGTGGTATTGAGCGTTCTGTATTTGAACAGGCACAACGTCATCGACGCGAGAATGATTCGTTAAAACAGCGTCTGCAAACATTAGAAACACAAGTTGGTGGTGCTAATGAAGTTACACGTGTTGGAAATCAACTTCAGTTAGCTCCACAGGAACAGGTCGCTGCTGTTCAGGCATTCGCTGATTTTAAACGTGATCCTGTTCGATTCCTTGAAACTCTCGTTGCCGAAGTTAAGTCTAAGGGATTTGATATTCCATTCTTATCTGAGGGTATTAATCGAGGTATTGATACCGCTGCTGTACAGCGTATGCTTGATGAACGTCTTGCACCTATTACACAACAACAGCGTCAAGTTGAAGCTAATACTCAAAGCTATCGACAAGCTGAAGCTGAGTTAAATCAGTTTATCGAAAACTTCCCAGCGTCTCAAGCTAATCTCGACGTAATCGGTGAAATGCTTGAACGAGACCCCAGCTTAACCCTTGACCGGGCTTATGTCCGTATGGTAGAGTGGGCACATGATAATGGCTTTGATCCACGGCAGCCTCTAAAGGCTCAAGTTGGTCGGGCCGGGCAACAGCCCCAGCAGGGATCGGCTCCCCTACAGCCGCAGCAAACCATGCCACAGCGAGCGACTACGCCAACCGCACCCTTACCTAATGGAAGAGGTACGGCACAAGCACCGCAACGTGAGGCAACGAGTACACTGAATGAAACATCGTCTTGGCAACAGATTGTACGAGAGGCGTTTCGCGAAAATGGTCTGCAAGTTTAACTGTAGGGAAACTTAACAATGCCGGTTGGCTCCATCGTTCCGAGTGTCGGAACAGTTATCCATTCCACGCTTACTAAGTCTCGAAAGAAGCTAGTTATGGCTTCTATTAAGAGCAATGCTTTACAGGCGTGGGTCTTTGCTAACGATCGAGTTGAATTTGAAGATGGTGGTTATAATATCACTAATCCGCTCGTCGTTGGTCGTAACCCTAACGTTGCGTCGTATCGTTACTATGATCCGGTGCCCGTTAATCAGACTGATGAGTTTGAAACCGTTGAATACGGTTGGGCGCGTGTTGCTGGTTCGGTGATTATCTCCGATCAGGAAGAAGATGAGAACAAGGGTGAAGCTGCTCTGTTCAAGTTGATGAAGAAGAAGATGGAAGTGCTGGACGAATCCATTAAGGAACAGTTCGGTACATATCTGTATGCCGCTGGTGGTGGCACTGATCCGCTCGGATTAGCTTCTATCATTCCTGATGATCCGACAACTGGTACACTCGGCGGTATTAACCGTGCGATAGAAACACAATGGCGTACTTCTGCGTATGATTTCGGTGGTACTCTCGATTCCACTGCGATTGAAGAAGTATTCGACGACGTTCTCATGGACTTAACTCTGCGAGGAGATCGTCCGAATGTTGCCGTTGTTGGCCGTAATATTTATCGTATGTATCGCCAAGCGGTTCGTGATAAGTTCACTATCCCGTTGAGCGAAGGTGCATCCGGTAAGCGTATGTTTGATCTCGGGTTTGAGGGATGCAAGCATAATGGTATGAACATCATCTATGATGAGAATGCCCCGGTTGACAGTGCTTATATGATTAATGATAAGTACTTACGTCTCCATGTTCTCAAGCATGTGAACATGAAGGTTAAGGAACTCGTTGCTCCGTGGAATACGGATGCGGTTGGTTCTCGTGTTGTTTGGCAGGGTCAATGGTGTCTGTGGCGGGCTTTCCGCACACATGCCGTTGTGATTGCGTAGGCTCACAATGTCAGACATTAAACCTAAATTTCAAGCTGAACGTGTTGAAGGTAACTTCAAGCGCACCGTCATGCGTATCGATGAAGATGTGCGAGAGATTACCAACAACAATGGTGTAACACGTAAAATTGTTACCCGTAAAATTGTTCCAGTGGTTGAGGAATTTACCGAAGCCTACGAGATTTACTATCCGCAAGGTCACTCGATTCGTGTCCGTGCAGATGATGTAAAGACATTGGAACGTTTAGGTGTTCTTCGACCGGCTCCATTAGTTAATATGGAGACTGGTGAAATCGTTCCTGATCGGGAAATGATGTCACCTAAACAAATTGTTCAGCAAAAGACCCGTCAGCGGATCACTGGCGGAATCGAAACAGCTATGGGAGCTTAATAGATGCCCTTATTCAATCCTCCGGATTTCTTCCCGCGTCGAATTTCGCAGTATGTCCCTGCAATGCGTTACGCTAGTGATGTCAACATGCATGGTGGCATTGCTCGCATTTCGTTCGGTGCTCCTGCGGTTTCTACTGCTGCCGCGCAGTTGTTTGCTGCTGCTCATGATGTGTCTGCTGCTGGTACATTACTTGCTGCTGACATGGATTATACAGAAGCTGACGCTCCGTGGGGTCGTAATGTCTACGTTGATCTGTCTGGTGCTGGTACAGGTAACGTTGACTTCTACGGCTGGGATTATCTTGGTCAGTATATGATTGAACGTGTGGCTTTGAACGGTGCTACTGCCGTGCAGGGTTTACGCGCATTCAAGCATATGCACAAGATTGTGTACCCCACAGTTGGTGCTGTTACACTGGAAACAGGGTTCGGCACTAAGCTCGGTCTGCCGTATAAAGCTATCAAGGTGATTTCGGAAGAACAAGATGGTGCGCCTAAAGGAACTCTTGGCACTCTTGCTGATCCCGTTCTCACTGATCCGCAGGTTATCACGACAGGTGATCCTCGTGATACGTACATTCCGAACACCACTCTTAATGGGACTCGGGTTGTTACTGCTACATTCCTGTTTGATAATACTGTGAATAGCAGTAATAACGGTGGTCTGCATGGTATTACGCCTTATGCCGGCTAATATCTAGACACCGTTAGCCGGTGGTGCTGTTGCTCCTTTCGGCACCACCGGCAACAACGGAGATAGTGTATGGCTCGCATTCTAGTTTCTGATTTAGTAGAAGAAGTTCAACGTGAGCTTTCTCAGGTTGAAGGTACTGTAACTAATTTATACGGTACACCGCGTACAATTCAACATATTCAAGATGCGTATTTATCATTGATCGAGGAATTCGGTGATGACGCATTGTATGAGTATAATGATGCTACACTCGATGGCTCAACTGGAATCATTGACGCTGATTTAACTACTACGTTAGATAATCACGTCATTGATCGTTGGGAAGATATAATTCATGTATGGAATGATGGAAGTAATCGTCCGTTAGACATTGTTCCTCCTCGTACAAACATTCGTAATATTACTGGTGATACCGCTCGATACATTGCAGGTAATACTACAGAGTTTCGACCGTTTCGATGCTATCCAATTACAGCTGCAAATGATGTAGTTGTATATTCTAGAGCACATCCAACATTACCTATTACAGAGGATTCCTATATATACATTGATAGATTGTTAGTTACATACTATGCAGCTTATCTGTATACACAAGATGATGCATCTGTACCAGGTCAAGTTGATAAGTTTGAACGGTTGTATGAACAACGGTTAAAACAGATTAAATCTGCTCGTAACAACCAACCAGTTAAACTCGATCCTCGTAGTAGTGTTCACGATTCTTGGACTGAAATGCCGTAATGTCGATAGCTCGTCCACAAATACGTAGGCGATCTCCTGCAAATACTATGCAGTCTACAACAGTCCGTCAATTTGAAGGCGGACTGAATGTAGCTGATAGTGATTTGAACATGGAACCACGTTTTGCACGTGTCCTTGACAATGTTGAACGTGCTGCTGATGGATCGTTAGCTGTTCGTCCTGGCACACGTTTGTTCGCAAACTTTACTACTGATACATCAGATATCGTAAATATATACTACTTCAATTCGTATATCATTGCTGTTCAATACAGTGGTAATATATCTCGTGTAGCTGCTGATGGTACAGTTACACCAATGTATCTACCATCTACATCAACTCCTCCATGGCCCCCAGGTAGTGTAATCGTTACATTTACTATCTTCAATAGTGATCTGATTATCTGTAATGGTCGTAATAAACCATTAATTATACCTGGTAATCCTAATAATCCATTATATATGACGTTGCAGTATTTACAAGACTTAGCAACGTTGTCTAACATTAATACACCTATTGGTAAATTCGTAGTTGCTCACGCACAATATCTGTGTATTGCAGGTGTAGAGACTTCACCGAGTACATTGTATATCTCATCGCGTGGTACTAGTGGAACGTTCCAAGGTGATCCTCCACCTAACGATTCTATATCGTTGGACCTTGGTTCACGTATTTCTCTCGGTAGTAGTGCAATCACAGGATTAGTAGCTTATCGGGATAAGTTAATTGTTACGTTTGAACGTGGTGTATTACCACTAAATCTAGGTGTATATACTGGTGATCCAGAAACACATGCTCCTACTGATGATGGGTTCATTGAAGAATTTGGATGTCTTGCACATCGATCATTAGTATCTATCGGTGATGATACATTCTTCTGTGATAACGTTGGTGTAAATAGTATTGAGCGTATTGCAATGTTCAATACGTTACGTCCGCAGCGAGCATCGTATCTAATTGATCCTGACATCATCGATAAATTAGAACATCTTACACCTAATCAAATCACTGAATATGTATTCGCTGTATACGATATGCGTAATAAGCGATACATGTTGTTCGTTCCTGTATTCGATGACGATGATAATTTAATCGAGACTATCGGATACAGTTATACAGATATGCCGTTGTTAAAAGTCAAGGCATGGGCACGTTTACGTGGTTGGACTTGGCGATGTGCTACACGGACTCAGTTACAGAATGTAATCTTTGGTAACGGTGCCAAGTTATATTCATATAACTATGATGGTGTACACGCTTCTGGTAGCGACGAAACAGGTGTTGTAGCTGACTTTGTAGATGACACAGATTACGAACCTGATGGGCAAGGTATTCCTGTTGATTTTACGTGGGAAATGCCATGGGCTGACTTCAATCGTCGTATGATGTCTAAACAGACTAAATACATTCACATTGAAACTACAGGTCGTGGTGTATTTACTGTAGATATGTATGCTGATCGTGTAACTACAGATGTAGATGGTAATGATGCTCCATTACTATCGATGGACATGGTTGCAGGGGATAGCGGTGGTTATGGCGTCGGGCCATGGGGATCGTCCCCTTATGGTGGTGGACGAGTAGCTAAAAGTGAAATGTTACAACCATGGCCAGCTAAATTTAACCTTGCAAAGTTTAAGTTTAGTGGGTCTACTACAATGCCCATTCGATTTATTAGTATCACGTTGCAGTATCAACGTGCATCAATTAGGAGATAATTGTGGCTCTTACTCCTAACATTAGTTTAGTTAAACCAGTCTATAATAGTGTAGGCTGGCATACTGCTGTCAATGGTAACTTTGCTATCATTGATGCGATCTTATCAGAGTTCTTTGTCCAAGCTAACTTTCGTGGTTTATGGACTAATGCTACTCTGTACGAAGTTGGTGACCGGCTCGTAGATACATCGAACAGTAATATTTACACCTGTCTTATCGAGCATACTTCAGCCGCGTCACCGACAACCTTCTCAACCGATCGTACCAATAATCCTACTTATTGGGAGAATACAACTGTTGTCGCTGCAACAGGTCGTGGTGCATGGGTAACTGCTACAGATTACGTTAAGGGTGACTTCGTTGTTGATGGTACTGTATATGCAGTATGCACAACAAATCATACCTCTGGTGCCACGTTTGCGGGTGACGCTGCGTATTGGGAAGAATTGATCGATGTAAGCGGTGCATCTATTCCTGATGGTAGTATTGATGGAGCAAAATTTGCTGATCCACTTACTATCCCTGGTGCCACCACAATTACAACTGGTGGATTAACAGTTACAGCAGGTGGACTAACCATTACTGCTGGTGGCTTGAATGTTGTAGCTAACTCTACTACATTACAAGGTACAACTATTGCATCTGGTGGTTTAAATGTAACAGCGGGTGGCATTACTGTTGCTGCCGGTGGAATTGCAATCACAACTGATGGATTAAACATTGCCGCAGGTGGTGCCACTATTGTAGGTAACTCTACAATTACAGGTACATTAACTGGACTTACAGGATTAACTGTTGCTAGTGGTGGTTTGACAGTAACAACGGGTGGCTTGACGATTGCAGCTAATGGTGCAACAATTACTGGTAATAGTACAATTACAGGTACACTCAGTGGATTAACTGGACTTACAGTTGCTAGTGGTGGAGCTAGCATTACAGGCGCAACGACGTTTGTGTCTGGTGGAGTTACTGTTACAACCGGTGGATTAACTGTAACTGCGGGCGGTATTACAGCCACAGGTAATTCTACTGTTACTGGAACACTAACCTCACAAAGTTTTATTCCAAGTTCTGCTACATTACCAACAAATGGTATGTATCTACCTGATACTAACACAGTTGGTATTGCTACTAATGGTGCAGATGCATTTAAGATTAATGCAAGCAAAGCTGTAGCATTTAATAATAGTTACGGTACATCAGGACAGAGATTAACATCTGCCGGTAACGGTGGTCCTCCTACATGGACAGATGATTCCACTGGTTTAGTACTTATTTCGTCCGGTAGTGTTGGATCAGGTACAACATTTAACATCACAGATATTCCTGAGACTTATGCACAGGTAATTCTACAATTAACTGGAGTTTCATGTTCAGCAAATAGGTCGCTCCGAATTCATACAAGTGTCGATAATGGCTCAACTGCTGGAGCAACAAATCTTATTGATGGAACAACTGGATTTATTAATAGCTCTGGGGATACATATGATGTTACAATAACTCTTACCGCATATAATTCAGAATTTAAATTTGGTTTCTTCTATAGCACAATTGAAGAAGTTGGTAATGCTAATAACCAATCGTCTGGATCAGTTAAACATGTAGGAAATATTGATGCATTTATGTTAACTTGGAGTGGTGCAGGAAACTTTAACGCTGGAACCTATGCATTATATGGAGCAGTATAGTGCTAAAACTTCTGTTCCCTGCATTAACTAATAATAGAGCACCCATTTCATATGAATTGGGCGTTGCAATACTTCTTGCATGGGTCGG